CATTACCACTTTGCAATACAAAACATGATTGATTGTGCAGGTCGCTATGGTATCGATACAGTCTTACAAGATATCGTTGATGCCTGGAACTTTAAACTAAAGCAACACGATACCACTGCTGAGTTCAGCTATGAATAAACTAGTCGATGAAGCACCTTATCATCCAGGATATGAGGATGCAGTGGTAACTCCTGCTACTAAATACATTGGAATGAATCCTTCTAAGATGATATGGAAAACTAAACCCTTAACTACTGAGGAGATTGAAGGTATTCGTATGAATACTCAGGGAGATATCGTAGCATTCGCTAGAGCAATTGAACAGAAACATGGGATTAAATGAACTTACAAACAATCCACGAGAGAACTGCTAAGTGGGTCGATGATACTTGGAATGTAACTGATGTACCTAGCTACTATTGGGAGGATAAGATTACTAGGTCTCCTACATTCTCTAGTTTCAATGATGCACTGCAGTGGATTATTAAACACGATGAGGCATTGAATGAAAACAGATAGTAACTTTTTAAAACACATACCTTGCAGTACCTGCGGATCTTCAGATGCTAACAGTATCTATGATGATGGGCATGAGTACTGTCATAAGTGTGGAACTTATAAGAAGGGCTCAGAGGCGATGGTTCAGGCTGTCCTAAGGGAGGGTATCACCGCACCTACGAACTCTTCTCCTAAGCAGTTTAAATCAGTCCTAGAGGCATTGGCTAATGTAGAATCTACTCCAGTTGTAGAGCGTGGCATATCTACACAGACTATGCACTTCTTTGGTGCAGGTTCTGATGGCACTAGTTACTACTTTCCATATTGTGATATGACTGGTAAAGTGGTTGCTGCTAAGACAAGGTCAATGACTGAGAAACAATTCAGTGTGATTGGTGACTGGAAGGAAGCAGTGCTCTTCGGACAGAACAAGTTTACTCCAGGTGGTAAAGCTATCACGATTACCGAGGGTGAGTTTGATGCCTTGGCTTGCTATCAGTTAACAGGTTCTCGCTACCCAGTGGTATCAATCCGTAATGGTGCGACATCTGCATTGAAGGATTGTAGAGCAAGCTTCGAGTACCTAGATTCCTTTGATAAGATTGTGATCTGCTTTGATAATGATGAGCCAGGTCAACAGGCAGCTAACCAGGTTGCTGAGTTATTTGGTAGTAAGGCACACATCTTTAGATTCCCTAAGCAGGAACTCAAGGATGCTAATGATTACCTGATCCAAGGATTGGTGAAGGAGTTTGTTGAGGAGTGGTGGAACGCAGAGAAGTATGTACCTGATGGTATCGTAGCAGGATCTACCTTGTGGGAACTAGTAAACCAACCAGTTGAGAAGGCTGAGGTACAGTATCCGTATCATGGTATGAACAATCTTACCTATGGTATTCGCTTAGGAGAACTCGTTACAGTTACTGCAGGATCTGGACTAGGTAAGTCTCAGTTTATGCGTGAGATTGTGTGGCAGATTCTTAATAAGACTGAGGATAACATTGGTCTTATGTTTTTGGAGGAGTCGGTCAAGAAAACTGCTAAGAGTTTGATGTCACTTGCTGCAAATAAACCATTACACTTACCTGATTGTGACGCTGATGAGGAGGAACTTAGACATGCATTTGATGCTACCCTTGGAACTGATCGTGTATTTTTGTTTGATCATTTTGGGTCTACCGCCATTGACAATATTATCAACCGAGTACGATTCATGGCAAAAGGTCTTAATTGTCGTTATGTATTTCTTGATCACGTATCGATTGTGGTCAGTGCTCAGGAGAACGGAGACGAAAGGAAAGCATTAGACGAGATCATGACTAAGCTTCGTACTATTGTGCAAGAGACTGGCATTGCTTTGTTTGTGGTATCACATCTCAAGCGTCCCGAATCTAAGGGGCATGAGGAAGGTGCTGCTACATCCCTAGCACAGCTACGTGGTTCAGGTTCGATTGCTCAGCTATCAGACATGGTTATTGGACTGGAGCGTAACGGACAGCATGAGAATGAGCAGGAACGTAACACTACCTATGTCCGAGTATTGAAGAATCGTTTTAGTGGTTTAACTGGGTTAGCTTGTCGCCTCTTGTATCGTCGTGATACTGGTAGGATGAATGAGCTGCCTCCTGAGGAGACTAAATTATGAAAAAGATTTTACTTGCAGTAAGTTTATTTATGGTGTATAATAATAGCATGGCTTGTACTACTACTATCGTTTCATCTGGTGGTAAGTACGTAACATGTACTGTTTGTACTACTGTGGTGATATGCAATTGATTAAATGGAGTGGTACAATACTATGCTTAATTGGAATAGGATTAACTAGCTTCAATGTATATCCCCTTAATATATTATTTGGACTTATTGGATCAGGCTTGTGGACTTATGCTGGTATATTGCAGCGTGATCTACCTTTGATCCTGGTTGAAGTTGTGGCTGTAATCCTGTACTTCGCAGGAGTAGTCACCTATATAAACGTGAGGTTATGAAATGAGTTTAATGCAATTGCCTAAGGTAATCGATTCAGTCAACGAACTGGGTGCTAAGGTTGCTAAGTTAGAACTGATGGTCAAGGAATTACAAGATGCTTTTGTGATGGCTACCCAGCAGACTATCGTTAAAGAAGTTGAGAAGCGTACTCCTAAATCTAAATGAAAGATGCTATCGTCTTTGCAGCCCTACTGCTAGGACTTATGATAGGGTATGCTGCTAATGAATACCGACACATGTTAGAACACATCGAGTGCAACAGTTATAACACCAGACATTCTTTATGGGTTGGTTATGTGGCGAAAGACGAGCATGGACAGCTACGTTGCTTTTGGTTAGAGCAAGAGTTTCCTAATCGTATTAGACAAGGAGTACCAGTGTAGTGATATGGAAATGTCCTCCATTAAATTTATTTAATTGGAATAACTTTTGGAAATGGAATGCAATGAGAAAGATTATTCTCGATATAGAAACAAACACTGAGCATGATAAGATTTGGATGTGTGTTACTAGGGAAATAGGAGGAGATGTACAAGTATGGAAGGAAGCAAACGGACTACAAAAGTATTTGGACAGTTGCGATTTGATTATAATGCACAACGGAATATGCTTCGATGCCCCAGTACTGAGAAAGAACTGGAACATTACGATGAAGCAGAACCAGATGTGCGACACGCTCGTACTAAGTCGCCTCCTAAGTCCAAGCCTAGAGGGAGGACATAGCTTAGATGCATGGGGTCAACGCTTAGGTTTTCCTAAGATGGATTATAAAGCAGCATGGATTGACGAAGTAACATTCGAAGATAATGGTAATCCAAATAGTTTTAGAAAGTTTGTGCAATATAAGGAAGGAGATTGGTTCAATAAGCCAATCATGAAACTGTTTGAGAAGTACTGTATCCAAGATACTTTAGTAACTGAGAAACTGTACCAGCATTTAACTGCTGAGCTTACTAGAAATAAATTTGATGAAAGGAGTATTAAACTTGAGCACAATGTACAAGCGGTCATCGCTACGCAAGAAACAAATGGATTCAAACTCAACGAGAGGGCTGCTGTCACTCTTCTTGCAACGCTGCAAAATAAGCTGGCTATTCTTGAGACTGAGCTTCAAAACATTTTTCCAACCAAGACAACCCCACGAGTCTCAGAGAAAACAGGAAAGCCCCTCAAGCCCCTCGTCGAAGTCTTCAACCCAGGCAGTCGCAAGCAAATCGGTGAAAGGCTCATCGAAAAAGGCTGGAAGCCAGAAAAGTTCACAGAAAACGGTCAACCAATCGTCGACGAAGGGACGCTCGAAGGTTTAGATTTTCCTGAAGCTAAAGCGATTGCTGAGTTCTTGTTATTACAGAAACGAATTGCTCAGATCAAATCATGGTTAGATGTGATACAACCTGATGGTAGAGTACATGGTAAAGTAATAACGAATGGTGCAGTGACAGGACGGATGACACACCACAGTCCTAACATGGCACAAGTACCTAGTTGTGGTAGCCCCTACGGAGAAGACTGTAGGGATCTTTGGATTGTAGAGAAAGGATATAAGTTAGTTGGTATCGATGCTTCAGGACTGGAGCTTAGGATGCTTGCTCACTATATGAAAGACGATGCGTATATTTATGAGGTCACACAAGGTGATATCCACACAGCCAACCAGAAAGCTGCTGGACTCGAAACACGTGCTCAAGCAAAGACGTTTATATATGCATTCCTCTATGGTGCGGGGGCTGCCAAGATCGGGAAAGTTGTGGGTGCTGGAGCGAAAGAAGGACAACGACTTATTGATTCTTTTTTGGAAAACACCCCGAAACTGCGAGCACTTAGGGAGAACGTGGCTAAAGTCTGCAAGTCGTCGGGATCATTACCAGGTCTTGATGGACGTAGACTACACGTTAGGTCTGACCATGCAGCACTCAACACACTTCTCCAAGGTGCGGGTGCGATTGTCATGAAGCAAGCACTAGTAATCCTAGATGAACGATTAACCAAACTAGGTATTGATTATAAGTTTGTTGCTAACGTGCATGACGAATGGCAGATTGAAGTAGAAGAAACATACGCAGATATGGTAGGTAAGTTAGGAGTACAAGCTATTGAAGAAGCAGGTCGTGTATTAGAAATGCGATGCCCTCTCACTGGCGAGTACAGAGTAGGAAATTCATGGAAGGAAACACACTGATGGATGAAATTAAACAAGCAGTACTTAAACTTCTAAGACAAGGTAATCATGTGTCTACTGTTAGAACACTGCTACGTGAAGCAGAGAAAGAACTAGATCAAGCACAGGAATACTTAGAAGCTATTAAAGATGCGGATTTTGCACCATGAAAATTCAAGAGATTCCTGAGGGAGTAGAGCCGTTAGTTATCTTAGGGGACGACAATAGTTACTTGACTGTCTACACTTGTATGTCCAACGAAGATACTATCGAATTACTACGTCGATCCTTGCATGTTCTTGAACTAGAAAATGCAGGAGATGTAGATAAAAACTTGCATTTGCATTAAAAGTAGTGTATAATATATGTAGTTGTTTACTAAGGAGAAATAAATGGAACAAGTAAAACCAGTACCAATTAAAGCCGATCTCTTCTGGGCTTCGTTAAATGAGAAGAACAAATATTCTGACAAGTTTCAGGTAGATCTTTGCAACCTATCCAAGGATGCTATCAAGACTTTGATGGACATGGGTATCAATGTAAAGAACGACGCTAAGAAACCTGACCAAGGCTTCTTCGTTACTGCTAAGAGCAAACTATATCCTATCCTCGCAGTAGATGAGAAGGGTAATCAGATCAATGTTAAGATTGCTAACGGATCTAAAGGTGTAGCTTTAATTAAACCATACAACTACAATGTTGGTGGTAAGCAAGGTGTAGGAGTAGGCATTAGCAAGATCATCGTTAAAGATTTAATCGAGTACAAACCTACTGGTGTTAACCTAGCAGACATCGAGGAAGAAGCTCTTTAATGCACACTGCCCTGATTGATGGGGACATCTTAGTATATCGCATTGGCTTTTCATCCGAAGAAGATGAGGAGTCAATAGCGATAGCTAGGTGTGGTGAGTTTCTAGAGAACTTGATTCTTTTCAATGGATTTGAGGACTACAAAGGATATCTTACAGGTGGTGGTAACTTCAGGAATGAAGTAGCAGTAACTGCTCCGTATAAAGGTAATCGTAAATCAGCTAAGCCAAAGCACTACGCTATACTAAGACAGTATATGCAGCAGAGCTGGGGCTTTGAAATGATTGAAGGACAAGAAGCAGACGACGCTATTGGTATCGCAGCGTATGCACTAGAGCCTGGTGAGTATTGTATTTGTACAATTGATAAAGACTTAGACATGATTCGTGGTGATCACTTTAACTTTACTAAGGATCTCCGATATTATGTGACTGAGGAAGAAGGCATCAGGAATTTTTATAAACAGATTTTAACTGGTGATAGGGTCGACAATGTTATTGGGCTTAAAGGCATTGGAGAAGTTAAAGCAGAAAGAATACTCAAAGAATGCAAAGACGAAAACGAAATGTATCTTGCTGTCCTGGAGGCTTACAAAGGCGACGAAGCAAGGGTGCTGGAGAACGGACAGTTGTTATGGATAAGAAGACAGTCAAACGAAATCTGGAAACCTCCAAAGTTATCTACGTCCAGTGGGTCGACGCAGTTGCCGACGCAGGATGGGAAGACGAAGTCAAAGCAGAAATAGATCTTTGTCATACTGTAGGTTTTCTGATTAGTGAAACAAAAGATGCTTTATGTATTGCGTCCACAGTGTCTAAAGATAATAGTAACGCTAGGATACACATACCTAAGGCATGGATAAAGAAACGAAAGGTAATGAAGTTTGAAACCACAGTCAGCAAAAGCAAAAGGAAGAAAGCTACAGCAGTGGGTGAGAGATCAGATACTCCAACGATTCCCTACGCTGAGCACTGATGATGTCAGAAGCACAAGCATGGGAGCGAGTGGAGAGGATGTTCAGCTTAGCTCGGCTGCTCGTAGTATTTTTCCTTTTCAGATTGAGTGCAAGAATCGTAAAGCTATTGCAGTTTTCAAAGATTATGAACAAGCTCAGACGCATGGATTAGTCGAGCCACTCGTAGTCTTGAAGCAGAATAATAGTAAGCCTCTTGTCTTAGTGGATGCTGAATACTTTATTGAATTAGTTAGGAAAGCAAATGGCAATTAATATTAAAGAATGGAAGGTTATCGGAGATAAAGATAACTTCACTGTCCTTGGTATGGATGAACAAGGATGGATTTACTTTTGGAAGGACGCTAAATGGAACATCCTATAAATAGATATACGTTTGAATTCGTAGAAGGTGATGAGACAGACGCACGTCATGGCTTTCCTTTTAATAAGGAACTCCGTCATGAGTTTAGTATCCCAGCAGATCAGACTTGGGATTTTGTGCTAAGAGAATTCCTAGCATTCTTGTCAAACATATATGGATATGAACTTAAAATAGAGGACTTTGATGCCGACTCATCTAATAATTCCAGACTGTCAAGTGAAACCTGGTCATGATTATAATTACTTACGAGCGATAGGAAACTACATTGTTAAGAAGCGTCCTGATGTTATTGTTAATATTGGGGACTTTGCGGACATGCCTTCACTATCAAGCTATGATAAAGGAAAGAAGTCCTTCGAGGGTAGACGATATAAGCATGATGTAGCAGCAACACACGAAGCAATGGACATCTTATTAAAACCACTGCGTGACTTACAAGCAAGACAGCGGAGGAATAAAGATAAGGTATATAAACCACGAATGGTATTAACACTGGGTAATCACGAGCATCGTATCAATCGTGCAGTTGAAAACGATTCGATGTTAGATGGTACTATTTCAATAGAGGACTTGAAGTATGCTGAAGCAGGTTGGGAAATTATTCCTTTTGAGCAGCCAGTTATTGTTGATGGTGTTTTATATGCCCATTATGTTACTGCAGGTGCTCTTAATCGCCCTGTTGGATCGGCAGCAGCCATTATCTCCAAGAAACACCAGTCGTGTGTTGTGGGTCATCAACAAGGTAGACAAGTTGCTTACGCTATTCGAGCAGATGGCAAAACGCTTACGGCTATAATTGCAGGGAGTTGTTATGAACACGACGAAGATTACATGGGGGCTCAAGGTAACCACTATTGGAGAGGTATTGTGGTCTTACACGAAGTTCATGATGGTTGCTTCGATGAGATGTTTGTTTCCTTAGACTTTTTAAAGAAGAGGTATTTATGAATCCAATAGCAATGCCTAGACCCTACGGATACTCAGACAATTGTCCAGGTGAGTTGACATTAGAAGAATACTTTCGTAGACTTCAAGTAGAAGAGCCTGAGTTAACTCCTAGGGATACACAGGTAGGAGGTAAACACTATCACAAGGGTAATGGCATACAACCTTGGGATATTATAGAAGCTTGGGAGCTTGACTTTTGGGAGGGAAATGTGGTAAAATATATGCTACGTTGGAAACATAAAGACGGACTGCAGGACTTACAGAAAGCGAGACATTACCTTGACTACATCATTAGTAAAAATTCTTAACGAATCACATAAATTTTTAGAGGAACAGAAACCAGTGAAGACAGTAAAATTTAATAAGTTTTTTCCAGACGATAATGCATTCGTAACAGTCGATGGACGTATGGATAAGGACGATGATTGGCAAGTTAGCGTAACCATTCAGGCTGATACCAAGAATGTAGTTAATTGGTGGTGCAGTGATTGGAACTACAAAGAATCTGTGGCACAGTTAAAAGCTTTTCAAGATGGTGCTCAGAAAGCTATCGACTTTATCACAGCTTGTGCTGCTCAACCAGCCAAGGCAGCTAAAGCTAACGCTACTAAACGTGCTACTAAGAAAAAGTAAAATGAATCGTACTCTTACACTGCCAGAGTTAAAAGAACGGTTGAAGAGTTTAGACGAAGTAATGCTTCTGGAGCTGCTCGACATAGCTTCAGAAGATTTAGTAGAAACTTTTAGCGATACGATAGAACATAACTATAACCGACTTCTAAAAGAAGTAGATTGGGAAGAAACTGAATGACAGAATTTAATACACCGTTTAGCACCGTAGGCTATATCACATACAAAAGGACATACGCTCGTCGATTGAACGAAGCAGATCCTGCTAGTCCTACAGAAGAGTTTGAAGACACAGTTAATCGTGTCGTAGCAGCGTCTAATGATCAGCTTCAGTGTGGCTTTACTGATGCTGAGAAGAAACGCTTACAGAAGTATCTGATGGAATTGAAGGGTACTGTAGCAGGTCGCTTCTTATGGCAGCTTGGTACTGAGACAGTAGGTCGCTTAGGTCTAGCTAGTCTACAGAACTGTGCCTTCACTGTGATAGACCATCCAGTACGTCCCTTTACATGGGCAATGGACTTATTAATGTTAGGATCTGGAGTTGGATACAATATTCAAAGAGAGCATATACAAAAACTTCCTCCTGTTAACTCCAGCTTTGCTACTCCTACTCGTGTGGATAGTAACGACGCTGACTTTATCGTTCCTGATTCTCGTGAGGGATGGGTTCAGTTGCTTGGTAAGACTCTTAAGGCAGCTTTCCTCAGCGATAGTAAAACTACTTTTACGTATTCTACTATACTAGTACGAGGTAAAGGTTCTCCTATCAAGGGCTTTGGTGGTACTGCTTCAGGTGCTGAGGATTTATGTTGGGGTATTGCTAAGATCAGTGAGATCTTGGAGAAGAGAGCAGGTAGACAGTTACGCTCTATTGACTGCCTCGACATCATGAATATTATCGGTGCAGTAGTAGTCGCTGGTAATGTAAGACGCTCTGCTCAGATTGCTATTGGTGATCCTGATGACGTTGAATACTTGCTGGCTAAACGGTGGGACATGGGTAACATCCCTTCGTGGAGAGCTATGTCTAATAACAGCGTAGTATGTAACGACTTCAAAGATCTACATGAGTATTTCTGGGATGGGTATGAAGGTAAGGGCGAACCTTATGGTTTAATAAACCTAAAGCTTAGCAGAAAGATTGGAAGACTGGGAGAGACTCAGTATCCTGACCCTAAGGTTATGGGTTACAATCCTTGTGCTGAGCAGTCCCTAGCTCCTTATGAGACTTGTTGCTTAGCTGAGATATATCTATCGAATGTAACTAGTAAAGAAGAATTCGTAGACATCTGTAAGCTGCTGTATCGAATCAATAAGCATAGTCTCGCATTACCCTGCCATCTCGAAGAGACTGCAGATATTGTGCATAGTAATATGCGGATGGGCATCGGAGTTACTGGTGTCTTGCAAGCAAGTGATGAACAACGTAGCTGGTTATCTGAAGCTTATGAAGAGTTACGAGCTTTCGATAAAGAGTACAGTGCTAAGCATGGCTTTCCTGAGTCAGTAAAACTCACCACTGTTAAACCTTCAGGTACTCTGTCGTTACTTCCAGGTGTAACTTCTGGTTGCCATCCTGCTTATTCTAGACACATGATTCGTAGGATTCGTATCGCAGCAGACCACGCTTTAGTACAAGTCTGTCGTGATCATGGATATCCTGTGGAGTATCAGCGTAACTTTGATGGTAGCGAAGATCACAGTACAATGGTAGTTAGCTTCCCATTCTGCTATCCAGAGGGAACAAAGCTTGCTGCTGAGATGACTGCGATTGATCAGTTAGAAGTTGTGAAATGGTTACAAGCTCATTGGTCAGACAATAGTGTTTCCTGTACAGTGTATTATCGTAAGGAAGAACTACCTGAGATTAAGAAGTACCTTGCTAAGAATTACAAGAACAACCACAAGTCCTTGTCTTTCCTGCTACACAATGAACATGGATTCCATCAAGCACCTCTAGAGGAGATTACTAAGGAGCAGTATGATGAGCTAGTCGCTAAGACTCGTTTGATTACTAAGGTTGATGAAGCAAACTTTGATGGAGGGGACGAGTGTGCCAGTGGTGCATGTCCAGTTAAATGAAGATTGAACTGCTATGCTTGACTGAGAATGAGGATGGGTCTGCTGATATGGAAGTAGAGCTAGACGAAGAAGCTAAGACTCTTCTCATTCAGGTTGGCTTAGAAGCCCTGATCACCAGAGCAATTGATAAATACAAGGAAGAATCAAATGAGTCTTGAACTATATTTTCTCACTGGATTTATGGTGGGTTTTGAATATGTCGCTGAGTATGATGACTGTCGACATCTAATCGTAGACGTAGGAATATTTAGACTACTGTTTTCTTTTGAGCTGTAACTTAAGAGCCCTCTTCGGAGGGCTTTTTTCATTGGAACGGACGAGTACCAGCCTTATCAATAATTAGAGCCTGTCTTCTGGGCTTATCAGCAGTACCGTTAGGAACGCTTATATGCGTCCAGGAGCTGAATTCTTCGATGATTTGATCGAAGGGTATATCCGAAGCAATGCAAGCCTCTACGACCTGTTTAGGGGTCATTCCAGGGACTCTGATATCAGCAGCACAACCTAGCCTATGCTGGCTAGTGTCCTTGCTACCGACAGAGTCGTTGACTGGTTTAGATCTAAAGCCTGAGTTAATCATTATTGGCTTACCTAATAGAGTTCTAACCTGCTCAAGCAAAGCTGCTAAGCGAGTTAAGTTAGCAACCTCACTGGCATTAGGGGTATTGTCTAAGTTTTTACGCTCAGCTACTTCTGAGTGAGTTAGTTCTTCTAAGGTAAAGTTAGGGCTTAGGTTCATCTTTCTTATCCTTCTTCATGTCCATGATTTTCTCTAAGGTGCGACCTCCAAAGTAGAAGGACATAATCAACATACCCCATTGACCTAGCAGTTCAACATAGTTGTTGTTTACTTCTATATCCCATGCTGACATCGTAGCGAATGCTGAATAGACCAAGAGAATAAACACTAGCGTCATAGGTCTTATATTCTTAGACAGCCAAGAATCAGAAGCCATGTCTGCTTCGTGTCGCTTAGTGAGCTCTTGTGCCTCAATGTTATCAGCTTGTAACTCAGCAAGCTTTCCTTCCTGCTGCATCTGTAGTAGTTCTTTCTGAGCCTTTGCCTTAGCTTCTGGATCAGGAATGAATTTATCTAGGACTTTCATCCCAACATCGAATAGTGCCATTAATGGTAACATTATTATTTAACTCCCCAAGTTAGATACCAAGCAATGACCGCAGCCACTGCATAGCACATGAACATTGCTCTACGAACCTTTGCCAAATCTTGTTTAAACTCTCTAGTAAGTTCATTGTCTTGTTTCTCTATCTTTTGTTTAATGGATTCGATTTCATTCCAGCGTTTAGCTCCATGCTTTCTAATGAAATCAGCTTTGACTTTAGCTTCTTCGATACGGATGGTTTCTTGACGTTGCCATTCCATCATTGCTCTCTTGAAGTACTGCTCTTTAAAGACCTGAGCTTCTCGTATCTGCCTCTTACGCTCTAAATCTTTCTGCTGTGCTACTGCTGCAGCGTCCTTCTGTACATCGGTAATGCTTTTAGTAATGGACTTACTAGCCTCACGACTAGCATCCATACTACTTGTTACAGACTTTGCTCCTTCGATAAATCCAAATTGATCTGACATGATTCATTTTTCTTTTTTCCTGCGAGTTTCACGAGCTGCTTCAATACGATCTAATTCAGTAGTGTATTTTTCTAAAGCTGCCTCAGCGTCTAAAACTTCTCTAGTTTTTTCTTTCTTAGCTGCTCTGTTAATAAATCCTTTTAGAGCATTAATATCTTGTTTAATCTTCATTGCACTCTGATACCCAGCATCATCATATACAACATCATATACACGAATACCAGTTAAGTATTGTGCTTCACGTTGTTCCTCAGGCAAATCAATACGAGTTTCACGAGGAGTAAAGCCTAAGATCCCAGGAGTTGTAGTAACTTCTTTACTAACTGGATCTACTGATCGTGTACCAAATACACCGCCAGGATTAGCTCTATCGATTTCATTGAGCATAACAATATTAGATAATAACTTAGCTAAATGTACAGGCATCTTCTGACCTAACATATCAGCAGTCTGTCCCTTAAATTCCTCAATGTTCTTACGACGGAAGAAATCATAATTAGACATGTATTCCACAGGGGCTTTTAGCAACGGAGATACTCCTCCTAAAGCTGTAGAAATTGTGCTTGATAACTTACCACGCTCTGTCATAGGAGCAGCAGTCTCTGTGTCTAAGAACTTAGTAAATGTAGTTAGATCAGAGAATGGAATTAAGTTCTGTAATGTAATTGCCTTAGCAGTTCCAGGTACAGCAGGTTCTCCTAAGAACTTCTCAGCACCATAGATAGGCATAGCTGATCTGATATAATCAGGAACATCTTCGATATCAGGCACATCAGTTTCAAACTGAATATTCTCTCTAGCTAAGTTAAGCTTATTCACCTTATCTGGATGACGTACAAGAGCTTCTAATTGCAGAGGTAAGTTCTTACGTGACCATGTATAGAAAGGCATGAGACGCTTAAGAGTGCTACGCTCAAATGGGCTTAGATCACCGTAATCAAAGAGGTACTTACGCACTTGCGAAGCAGCCTCATCAAAGTTCTTTCCTTTATTTAAAGAGTCAATGAATAAAGCAATACGAGCATTGTCTTCGATAGTCTGACCTACTTTAAAACCACCACGAAGAATAGGATTCTTAGTAGATAATGTGAAAGGATTAGAAGAACCGCCCTTAAGAACATCTTCTATAGTACGTGTAATATCTCCTGAGTATTGTCCTTCACCAAAGATACCACGAGTAGCCATTGCTTCATAAAGTTCGTCTGTCTTATAGCCAGCAATAGAACCATTCATATTATTCTTAGCAAGCTTTACTTGGAAAGCTGCAGCATCGGCATATGGCTTAGGAGTATTAACACCAGCAAGGTAGTTATTCCATAAGTTACCGATAGTATTCTTAGTATGGTATGCTGGACGAGCACCTAGAGACCACATCTTCCACCAGTTCTGAGCACCGTCATATACTTTTAAGAATTTGCTAATCTCTTCAGTATTTGTCAGAGTCTGATATGATCTGTTAAGACGCTGTGCTACTTCAGGAGCAAACTTCACACCTGGAATCTCAGGGACTGTGACGTAATTTGCAGGAGCTGCGTCAGCACGAACTCCTAACTCCGAAGCTTTGTTTAAGAATCCACGACCAGCTATAGCGTTAGCTGCGTTAAACTCAGATACACCTGAAAGAATAGCAGGATCATCTTGGAAGAACTTAGTAGTTCCATAGATATTCTTAGCGTTGATCTCAGCTACTGTACCGTCAATGTCACGAGCTAGTGACTGAGGTGTCTTAGCAGAAGGACGGATACCAAAGAAGTTCTTAGCTCCTTTGCTATTCAGAATATCATCAGCTTCTTTAGTTAATATGTGAGGCATATAAGTCTCACCTAAATCACCAATATCAATACCAGCAGCTCTTTGTTGTTCTAAGATCTCACGATTACGAGCTACAATTTTCTGCTCCATTATTCCAATAACATCATCACTAATGTTACCAGTCTCAATGTCTTGTACTATCTTAGCTTTTAATTCGTTAACTGGAATGTTAGTCTGCTTAGATAATGCTTTAATCTGATTCTCTACTGCCTTAGCGTTCTGAACACCTTCGATTCTAGCTTTATCCCTAACATAACGATAGTCATTGAATAGCTTCTGAGCTTTGTCTACGTCACCTGTGTTAATATTAAACGCTCTGAACAATTCATTATCTGCTAAACGAGAAGCAATACCAACAGAATTATCTACAGTCTTAGCAGCAGTCTTAGCTGTATCAAAGAAAGGCTTAACTGTTCCTGTTTTGAGAGGATCAACAATAACATCTCCCATAAAACCAAGAAGCATAGACTTAACTGGATTGTTGCGACGGAATTCATCAGGCAAAGCTTCTTGAAAGGAAGCCTTCTCTTCTCCTTTAATACCACGAATACTAGCCTTCTGAGCATTTGCTAAGTTCTTATCAGAAAGAATCTCCCATATCGGAGCACCACTCTTAAATTCAGGAGTTTGTCCAATAGCTTTTAGATACGTAGAGGTAGCTTGGAAGGGACGACTAAGGATCTCGATAGAATCAAGTAAGAAGTTACCAGTAGATTTACCAGCTTTTTGTACATCCTCAGGCAAAGCATTGTAGCCAGCACTAAAGATACTGCCAATCTTACTAGCCACTTCTTTAACTGGTTCAGGAATAGCCTGAGAAATCTTATCGATAGCTGCTTTGTTTGTCTCAGCTACTAAAGGATCTACAGCAGGAGCTTGTTTACCTGCAGCAGCTTCTCTATTAGCTAATTCAGTTAAGACAGTAGTAAGCTGTGCTTGCGATAGATTATCAGGTACTTCATACGTAGAAGAACCTACTTGATATGTAGCCATGTACTTCCTTATTTAACTTTTGTAACAGGAATACCGTTAATTGTGATAGTACCAGGAGTTGTCGTAGCTGGCTTAGCAGCAGGTGCAGCAGGAGGAGGAGCTCCAACAGCAGACGGAGGAGTAATTGTTACATTCCCTTTTCCAGTCCAAGGATCACGTAGTGCTTTTGCTTGTGCGTTAACTAACTCAGTATTAGCAAGTGCTGCTCCTTTGAGAGGCTTAGTAGGATCTAAACCAGCAGCTCTGAACAACGATATAGCAGCTTCACGTTCAGCATTCCAGCGATCACCTTGTGTAAAATCGTTGCCAATTTTTTCTAAGTCTTTTTTATTCTTTTTAATTAGTACTTCAGTATTCTCAATATCAAGACCACGTTTTTTCTCTTCTTGTGCTTCTTTTGTTTTTTCTTTATCAGCTACTTTATACATAGACGAATAGCGACGGAAATCAGGATCAGAAGTTAAATCAAATTTCTTAGCAAAGTCTGCCATCTCTGCAGCAGTTGTAGGCACTGGAGTTGTTTCTTCGCTCCACCCTTTACGAGTAGCTTTCTGTAGAATACTAATCTTCAAAGGATCAGCAAAAGTGTCTACTGTCTCAGGATTATCTTTGATTGCTTTAATAGCATTAGCATATGTATCTGTCTCAGCTTTTTTAAACTTAACAAACTCTGCCAATGCTTGGGCTTTAGCATCAGGATACTGAGCAGGAAGTGCATCAGCAACAGCTTTGTAATACTCCGCAGTTCCTACTTGATATTGTGTGCCAATGTCATTCAGTACTTTAGAAATATCAGCTATCTTCTTATCTACTGGTGTCTCAGTTAATCCAAAAGCAGTTCCACCAATCTGAGCTAAAGCAATACCCATCTTCTCATAAGGAGAACTAGCTTGTGAATACAGATTAGACCACAGCTTTTGTTGCTGCATGGAGTATTCTGCAGGATCGACTCCAAATAAACCTTTAGCGAATGTAGTTGCCATGATTGTCCTTATTCAGCAGTTGCAGGTCGTTTAGAACCACCATATACCTGAGCACCACCACTAATTAAACCACTCCAGAAGCTGGCATTAGCTTGATTCGCAGCAGCAGTTGCACCGTATTGTGTTTGTGCTCCTTGGATCTGACCACTAGTGTATAAATTAGCAGCAGCTTGAGCACCTGGCTGAGCAGCTTGACCTAATTGTAAGCCTAACTGATAAGGTTGCATACCCATTTGTTCTACTTGACCTGATGCTCCTAAGGTACTTAACAATGGTTGGAATGCCTGAGCATATGTTCCATATTGTGTGCCTAATAAATTAGCACCAGTACCAAATAAACCAGTACCGAAGGCAACACGCTGTTGTCCTGCTTGTTCAGCTTCAGCAGCTAATTCTAAATCTTGCCGAGCTAGTGCATTATAATATGCTTGCATCTCAGGATTAGCAGGAGCACGACCTGTACCAGTCTGAACTCCTAAGCCACCACGACCAGTAGCAAAGCCACGACTACGAAGACCAGCTAGTTGTTGTTCACGTAGAGGCTGGAGCAGAGCCTGACGTGATTGAATATATTGTTGAGCCGTTTCTTCAGGAGATGTAGCTAAATATTGCTGACCTAATTCAAATAATCTTTGAGACGCAGGAGCTAAAGGCTGTAAAGCTCCTCCAGCTTGTTCAGCATAGCGAAGAGAAGGATCAAGTTGACCGAACAAACGGTTTTGAATAGCTTGTAACTCAGGCGAAGGTGTATATCCTGCAGATGAGATATAAGGAATCCCAGTAGCTGGGTCTACTTCTCTGGTAAACTGAGATGTACCAAACCGAGTAGTCATTCCTACTGGTCTAAATGCTGTAGCAGCAGCTCCTTCACGAGACGCTTGTCGTTGCTGTTCAGCAGCTTGCTCACCAGCTCTCCTAGTGCTGTCAGCTCCTGTAAATATATTGGCTACACTACTTACTAAACCGCCCATTATTTGCTCCTAGAGTATATATCATACTTCACGTTATTAAATACTGCTTTATCAATTTTCTTCCATCCTGTCGTTTCTCCAAACTTTGCAAGCTTTGTATCTGTTTCAGCTACTAATGCTACTAATGGAATACTTACTAAATATTGTAATAAATTTAAATCTTCTAAATACTTTACTTTTACTTCTGATGTCCACTTTCTTATATCTGTATGAAACCACAACATCCCTTCAAATAATTCTAGAAACATTGTGTAGTCATCTCTTAAGACTACAGGTACTTTCATCTTAGGTCTTCATAATAAACGCTAATGCGTAGTATGGAGGCAAGTTAGCATTTGTACCGCTAGATCCTTCTGTACTAATAGTAATTCCTGTTGTAACTGTGCTTGTGTCAGTTGTTGCGTATCCAGCAATACTAGTAGATCCACCGCCACCAGCAGCAGCACCACCAGTAGTTTGTTGAAATGTATGTTTATGTCCAGGATCAGTTAATGTATGTGTGTGGCTTACATTAATAGCATCTTTAGAACCGCCAGATGTTGTATTGCTTCCAGTAACTGTGGAATATGCTACTCCAGCAGAATCGCTATGAGCACCAATAACAAACTTATTACGAAGATCAGGAGTGCTATTAGAACCATTACAGAGAACCCATCCTGTAGGAATCGTAGCGATTGTACCAGACCACATCATAATCATACCTGATGTAAATGCTGCTGATAAAGCTGTCTGTACAAAAGCAGTAGTAGCTACTTGTGTTGTATTCGTAGCAGCAGATGCAGTAGGTGCTGTAGGAGTGCCTGTTAAAGCAGGACTATTTAAGTCTGCCTTAGAAGAAATAGCAGAAGCTATAGCAGTTAACTCAGTGTCAATCTCTGTGCCTTTAACAATCTTTCCAGAGTTACCTGTAGGTAGAGTATCTTTTGCTGTAAAGTTAGTTGCTTTTGTATAGTTACTCATATCAGTTCCTTAGATTAAAGTCTTTCCTTTTTTTATTCCTACGTCAATCTTCTGAATAGACAGAGGATTACCATTAATATCTGCTTCTAAACCTAGTTGAAGTACAGTTCCTTGACCACCTGCATTAATGGAGAAGCGATCTAAAACAATACCTGAGGTATATTCAGCAATGTTGTACTCTGTAGATCCTGGTATAGTATCAACCGTAGAATTATTATACTCATATATTACAGCAGGGTCTAAAAGATAAGTAGTAGCTTGATAGCCTTCACTATAATCAAAACCCCACTTAATAGCTACTGACTGGTTAGTACCTCCAATCAATACCCAGCCAATCTTCTTTAATAACTTTAACGAAGTAGCAGCATCAAAATCAAAGTAATTAGTATAATACTGTAAACGATATGAAGAAGTGTTGTCAGCATGTCCAAAGTATTTACCAATATAACCAGGTTTACCTATAAATAAATTTCTATCTTGTGTTACGCAGAAAGCCTTAGGTTCAATACTATCCCAAATAGTTACACGCATTGCCCCATCTTGTAGTGCAGCTCTGGTGTCAAAGCAATATACAAACTTAGTAGCAGGAAGCGTTAATAAATAAATAGCATCACGCTCAAAATAGATACTCTTAATCTTAGTTAGGTCTGTCTCAGAAGCTACTGCTGCCATTAAGTCATCACGAACATTCTTAGAGATATCACGCATTGGTAGCGACTTCTCTTGGATTACTCGTTGTAGACTGCGAACTCCTGCGTCAGACAAGAATATTACATCTGTACCTAAACTCTGAACTGAATCACGAGCAATACATCCTACGTTGTTTAATACTTCTACTAATGTTAACCCACCAGTATCTAATGGATTAGCGTAGATAGCTGTGTTCTTCTTACCAAAGAATATAATATATCCATTATGTGCTGCAGCAGCGACTACAGGGTCGCCATTCGGTAATACTTCTTGTAAGTTTAAGTAACCAGCAGAACCATTCTGAAAATCTGTACCAGCTAATAAGTCACTGAAATAAACTGTCTGTGTATCTCCACTGATACCACCACACCAGATCCTACCATAAGCAGATAATACCCAGCTAGGCATGAATGTTGAAGTAGTATGATTAGAAGGTAACGTAGCAGCATCTCCTACACGCTGATAACCAAATGTACCACTATCATGTGAATTAAAAGGATTACCAGAAACAGGTAACTCATGATACACTAGCATGGGATGAGCAGCTTGTGCCATATACACATGAGGCTGGAAGTCGCTCACATCGCCATAAGATAGAGCAGCACCTTGCCAATCATTAGCAGTAATTGTATATGTTGCATTACCACTGTTAGTAGTATTACGTACTGTCTTAGTAGTCATCGTAGTTGTGCCTACGAATAACTTATTATTACCAGCACTCAATACATCTGTGCCACCACCAGTGACTACTTCAAAGATAAACTCTACTGGATTACCAGAACCTAAGTCTGTATTAACTGCAGAGTTTACTGGTGTCCATCCACGACGAGCACCGATACGACCATACTTATCAATCACACAGTTCTGTGCCTTCAGAGCATATCCCGAAGACAACGTAACACTACTCTCCTGAGTGTTTAATCCGTAGAATCCAGGAGCTGCTACTGAAGCTGTTTGTAGTGGACTAGCCATTAGTTCCAGACCCACTCTTGTTCTTCTAAATACCGCCCTGATTCGAGTGCTATAGCGTCTGCTAGGCTTTGTTTCATTAACTGATATGTCTCCCCCGCCTGAACTCCTCCGTCCTCACCACGCTCTGCCTGAGCCCTTGCAAGAGCACCTAGGATTACAGGCTCTTCAGGTACTAGTAAAGTATCAGCGTTAACTGCTAAGGGTACTTGTGGTTTAATAATGTTAAAGCGAAGGTTATAAGCACCGTTAGGAATAGGATATAAGTCTACCTGAGTATCTCCGTTAGAGTTAGTACCGTTAAAGTTATAGTATGCAGGAGACCCCTTCTGAGGAGTGGTCATTAAGAACTGCTGATCCATCCATTTAGTAGAGGCTAGTTCTACGAAAGAATTCTGAGTATCGTTAATAACATCGATAACCCTAAACCTTTGACCTGAGCCTACTAAGACATAGTTAAACACATCGGCTGTAGTGGTAGCAGATAAGGTATCAGACAAAGCATTCCAGTTGTAGGAGTCTTCTACGACCCTCTTAGAATCATTGACATATCTAGCAATCAATTTTACATAGGCATTATCAGAGACCGAGGAAGCCTCAGGCTCACGAAGCCGTATCAGTACGTCATTTACTAGTTGAATGTAGTTCATATCTCTATATTATACCATAAAATTGATTAAAAGTCAATACCCTACCACTTAACTTTATCAGCCCAGTACGCAGCAGAAAGCTTACCTTTAGCAATATTCGCAGCATGTCGAGCTTTGAAGCTCTTCTGTCTAGCCTTCTCTGCTGGTGTCTTAGGGTTTGAACCTGCTCCGCTTACACCTTGTTGACCAAATCTAATTAACTTCTCCGTATCTCCAGACTTAGCCAATACAGCATGGGATTTAGTAGGATGTCCTGGAGTACGCTTAGGCTTATTATAGCCTGAGAATGTTTCTTTACCCTTCTTAATCATTTCTTCTTAGCTGTCTTAGCAGCTTCCTTAAAAGCTTTAGCAGTAGGAGCACCTTTAGCCCCTACCTTACGCATCTTCTCGCCTGATCCTGCAGCGATACGACGACGCTTTGCTGCGATATTGGCATACAAGCCAGGCTTAGTAGCCACGCATAGCTCCCATCTTCTTCATGGGCTTAGCAACTACTTTAGCACCAGTCTTCTTAGCATACTGCTTAGCTTGCTTCTTACCCTTAGTTGTATAGGGGAACTTCTTCTCTTTTACCATTGGCATATTACTTACCTTTCTTTTTGGGTTTAGGAACTTTAGCTGTTTGTAATGCGATTGCTATTGCTTGCTTCTGAGGACGACCTTCTTTAACCATCTTAGAGATGTTCTTACTGATTGTCTTCTGTGATTTACCTTTAGCGAGTGGCATTATTTCTCCTTAGTTAAACTGTTGTACGGTACTGCGTTGTTCTATCTCAAATGATGCTATGATTGTGGTGGTTGAGCCTGTTTCTGAGAGAGCCCTAAGCTCATCTCCTTCATCCATCATGAAGTAGAAACCACTATCTAGGATTAAGAAATTCTTTGATGTTAAGTTATATTGATATAATATCTCTATTGATACGTTGGCACTAGCATCATACCAATACACAGTAATATGTTTAGCAGAAGTACTGTGATTACTTACCAGTATATTAGTAGCCTTTGCTAAGTTACGAGTAGGAACAGTAAAGAGAGTAGTCAGCGTATTCGCTGTTAAGTTCTTTCCTATGGAATGTATAATACTCATTTAAGTACCAAGGTTAGTAGTGTTACAATAATGAACCCAGCAGTGCCTATAAGAATCTGTTCTAGTCTCTTTAGTCTAGCGTGTATCTGTTCGTATCGAACCTTACAGACTTCTTCATGGCTTAGGAGTTTTAATTCTGCTTCAGTCATTTGGGATATTTCGCTTTCACAGTTAAACAATCGGCAATATATTTATCAATCTGTGCTTGGTCACCCTTTACTACGCCATCAATGTAATCAGTAATGGGTGGGTATTCTGCGGCTCGTTTAGCAATATAAGCATGAGCATCTACATAAGACTGAACTGCATCTTTATCGTATGCGACTTCGTTGCCGTCTGCATCATAAGCAATATTTCCTAATGTTCTAACGACTTGTGGATATAGTTTTCTTAAAGCATCCATTATGCGGCTACCTCATAAACAGTTAAAGCAGAAGTAAAAGAACCAGCGTAAGTATCTCCGTTAGCATTATACGAAGCTGGAGAATAGTTTAAATAAAATGTTTGACCTGATTGAGCCATCCATTGTACTTTATATGTAATTGCAGATGAAGTTGCAGGGGAATCTAAAAACTGCATTGTTACATTAGTTCCGTGGCTTGTATTAAAACCACCAGTTGCAGTTCCAAAGTTAGCACCAGAACCCGAAGCAGCAGTTGAACGACCTATTGTAGTTCCGTTCCTCACAAAATTAAACGCAGCAGTTGTGCTTGCTGTACTTACTCCTAAAAATCCAGTAAACACTAATAAAAACTGACTGGTGCTTGCTGTTGGTGTAATAGTTACACTAATTCCTGTGTCAGCCATGGAGTTTGTAGATGTTGAAGCAGTAGATGTAAGTTGATATTGTTTAACTTGCAACACAGAGCCAGTAGGCAGGTTTGCTCTTGCTACATTTTGAGCAGAACTAATACCGCCACTAGCGTTTAAGCCAGTTATTGTTCCATCGCCTGATAATGTAATGGGCATTATGCGACTCCTAATAGTGCTTTAACTTCATCAGCAGTCAAGCCAAGTGCAGTTAGTTTAGATAGTGCTGATTCTTTAGCGGTTATTTCTGCTTGTTGTTTAGCAATAATTTCAGCTTTTTTAGTTGCGTCTACTGTAACAACACCATTGTTTAATACCCAAGCATTAAAATAATTTGCATCATCACCCTGTGGTAACGCAGATTCATCAACAATCATTGCACCTGCTGGGCAATCTTTAGCCAATACTTCTTCAATAGAAATCTCACCTGTAGGAGTGCATACTGAAACTCCGCCATTAGAATTTGTAAATATAATTACTTGTGACATGATTTATGCTCCAAAAAATACTACACTAAATACAGAACCGCTATCTTGTGCAGAACCAGCAGTAGTATAAGAACCAAATCTACAAGAAGTTGTAGTGTTAGAAGAACTTGCACCACCAGCTAAAATATTAATAAAATTTGATGTTGCACCTACAGAACTACCAGCTATTACATAGTTTGCACTTGATAATGCAGTAGTAAAGTTAGCTGTGTAATCACCAGTTCCGTTTCTTGTAATAGATGAAACATTAAATGTAGCTAAAGTTGCCCCTGTAGAAGCTGTAAAGCTGACCCATGCTTTAGCAATACCAGTCATTCCGTTCTGTGTTGCAAGAACACCAGTTGGTGTGTTTAAAGTAGTTACTGTAGCAGTAGGAATTGTTGCTCCGCTTGAATTAACAGTCAGCTTAGTCGTTCCATTGTTTTGTAACTCAATTATTCCACTTGTATCAGCACTCTGAACCAGCCCTGTAGATGTGCTTGCATTTAATGTAACAGCCATTATGCTACTCCTTTTGGATACTTATCTTTTACGGCTTGAATTTGTGCTTTCCAAGCATCTAAGCCTTCATGGAAGATGGTGTCAAACTGGTCAGCAAATGATGGGTATTCGGATGCTCTTGCAAACTTATAGGCATCGGGGTCAACCCAAGCATTTACTGCGTTTAGGTCAATCTCAACTTTGTTACCTTGTGCATCAAAAGCACCAGCCGTATCATCAATAGAAACGACTTGTGGATATAGTTTATATATAGCTTTATGGTTCATCCTGCAATCTCCAAAAGTTGCAAAGTAACTAAACTATTATTTGAATTAAAATAGCCTGTTCCAGCTCCTGTCCTAAAATAAATTGTATAAGTTGTAGATGATGTAGTAGCTGGCGAATCAACATAAGAAAAATTTAAAACACTAATAATTCCACCAGCACCATTACTAATTCCGTTTAATCCATTTGCAGTTCCTGATAATTCTGTTGCACCACGATATAAAGTTATCCAAATAGCAACAGAACTTGACGCTATAAAACCATTTGCAGATAACAATGCTAGTATTTTGCTAGATGAACTTGTTGGTGTTATAGATGCACTAAATCCTGTTGTTACAAAAGATGTTGAAGTTGTTGAAAATGTAGATGTGCTAGTAGCATTAACCACCTGAATCACATTACCAGCTTTAGGTGATGTATCTGTAAGCACAGTTCCCGATACAGTCGGCAAAGTAAGCGTAGTAGTACCAGCTACCGCTTGTTCCTGTAGCGTACAGCTTCCGCTAGTTGAGCCTACTAAAACAATACTCATATTTTTTCCTTAAAGAATTACCCAGCGAACACCTGAATTAACTGTAACTGAGAAACCAGAACTAATAGTAATAGCCCCTACGGACATACCGTTATAAGTCATTGTAATATTCTCACCAATTGTTGAAGCATTATATGCGATTGCTTTTACTGCAGCAGAACCAAAGTATTGACCACCAGCTACCGTAGCAGTAGATACTGCAGTTACTAAACCTTTGCCGTTTACTGTGATTACTGGAATAGAACTAGAACTACCGAATGATCCAGTATTGCTATTAACTGTTGCTAAAGTACCTGCAGCAGTTACGTTAGAAGAACCATTAAAAGAAGGACTGGTGTAAGTTAAATCGCCACTAATGCTAATTGTACGACCAGTTGTTAGCGTTGCAGCAGAACCAGTTGTATTCTGATTTAATGTTGGTACATCAGCAGCAACTAATGCTCTAAATGTTGGAACACCTGAACTACCATTAGGAGAAGCTAAAACATAATTAGCAGTTTTAGACGCATATGGATTCTGTGTATCTCCATATCCAGAAGCTAAACTAATTGCAGGAGTACTGCCACCTGAAGAAGAAATAGGAGCAGTTCCTGTTACAGAAGTGACACCAGAAGCAGGAAGTGCAGATGAAGTCCAGCTAGTACCATTACCAATAATAGCATAGTTGTTTGTAGGAGTTAACCCAGCAATCGTAGCTAGGTCAGCATCATAGGCTTGGACATTAGTACCAATTGCTAAACCTAGATTAGTACGAGCAGTAGCTGTATTTGTTAAGTCAGATAGGTTATTTGCTTTAGCTAAGAAAGATGAACCAGCAGCATAGGCATCAACCCATACAGAGCCAGTGTATACCTTCATTGATCCAAGAGAACTATTAAAGTATAATGCTCCAGCTACTAAGGCATTGCCATCGTTATCTAATGAAGGATCAGAAGTCTTAGACCCTAAGTACCTATCATCAAAGTTATCGTATGCTGTTAAGGTTTGATCTCGTGCTGTCTCAGCAGCAGTCTGAGCATTAGCAGCGTTAGTCGCTGAAGTAGCTGCGTTGCTTGCAGAAGTACTTGCATTAGATGCAGACGTAGAAGCAGCAGAAGCTGAATTACTTGCGTTAGTTGCTGAAGTGCTTGCTGCGGAAGCTGAATTACTTGCGTTAGTTGCTGAAGTAGACGCAGCAGATGCTGAGTTAGAAGCATTTGTAGCGGATGTAGAAGCGTTGCTTGCAGATGTTGAAGCTGCACTTGCAGAGCTTGAAGCATTACTTGCTTGAGTGCTTGCAGTAGATGCACTGTTACTTGCATTAGTGGCAGATGTAGCAGCGTTTGTTGCTGAGGTCTGTGCTGCTGCCTGAGCTGTCTCAGCAGCTACTTCTGCAGCAATAGCAGCATCTTTAGCTTGCAGTGCTAATAAGACTTCACTAGAAGCGTCGCCTACAGCGTCACCTGCTCCACCTGCACCACGATAAATAGCCAAAATTTATCTCCTATATTTGTTTAAATACACTCATCGAATGCACTTAAAGAAAACTCCCCAGCCGAAGCTGGAGAGTCTTAGGAACTACTATTAGCCGTTAACAGCTAATACAAAGCCAGTCTCAGGACGCACTACTTTAACACCGTAGAGGGTGTCAGCAGTGTACAGAGTAGACAAGTACTCTTGTTTGTACTGAGTCTGTGAACGAACAGACATCTGCTCAGCAAGAACCATTGTATCACGATGAGCCAAGATAGCTGCTTTAATATCGCCACCAACGCTGTTGTTAGCGTCAGTTTCGATTACTGGGCAGTTGCTGGTTACATAGATATCGATACCATAGAGCTGACCGATCTGACCGTTGTTTACACCACGACCATCAACGAAATCAGAACTGTTGTAACGATCAATTCCCATGATAGCTGCACGCAATGATGGAGGAACAGCAAAGAAACGACCATCCATTGGGGTGTCAGCATCGTCCATGAGTTTGATCAAGGCACGGAAGCCAGCGTCAGTGAATACGTCGCCAGTAACTACAGTGTCTTCAGCGTAAGCTGTGAGACCAGTAGATACGTCGATGTAATAGCTGGTGCTGTGTGTCCAGTCAGAAGCGTCACCGTTACCAAAGGACTTGCCTAATTGGAACAATTGGTCGTCAACTTTCTTAGCCAAAGCATAGCCAGCGTCTTCTGTGTAGAAGCGACGGAGTGATGCCAAAGCTTGAACTTCAACGATGTCCTCAATGAAACGTGAGTACTCAAAGTGCTGGTCAATAGTGACGTTTACTTCGGTCTCGGTGTCAGCTTGGATGGTAACTGCGGTGTTAGCTGCTTTAGCTGTTGCTACACCACGTGTTGGCTTTGGAATATGGAGCGTGTCGCCCTTCTTACCTTTCATGGTCATCTTATTGACGAGGTTTGCCAATACTAGGTTCTTCTGATACGCAGCGATTACTTCGTCAGACCAAATCTCTGGAATGAATTTATCTGCTGCGGTTTTGTTAACGATGGATGTTGATCCACCTGGGTATGCGACTGCTGCCATTTTAAATCTCCTAAAATTAAATTAAATTAACGTACCCGACCTTCTGCGTAAGCTTGTAGAATTTCTTCTGCCATGCTTTCGTATCGGTTTGGGTCTTGCATTCTTAAGCGAATAAGATCTGCACGACGATAAACAGGTCTTGTTGACTCCCCTGTACCACCTTGTTGTACTGCAGCAGTTTTAAGGTTTTTACTTCTAGTTTCAGCATCTACTTTTTTAAGAGATTCATCAGCAGCTTTAACTGTTTCTTGCTGTTGTTGTTTGATATTACGTAGAGACTTGTAAGTATCTAGTAACTCTAACGCTGAATCTACATCGTAGTCTGACGCTTGTTCGTATAACCTTGTGCGTATCTTAGAAGATGTTACCCATTGCTGGAAATCATCGCTCTGTGCTACGCTTACAAAATCAGGATGTGCCTTCTCAATTGTCTGCAGTGCTACGAGCTGAGCCTGTTTAGCTTGCTCCTCTTGCATCTTCTTAAGAACAGGATTATTTTCTACAGCCTGTTTTACTGCTTTTTCAGGGTCTTCAAACCAATCAATCTCTTGTGCTTTACTTGGCTGTGTGTCGTGCTTCGTTTCGAGTTGTTGCTTTAGAAGTGAATCAGCTAACTTGCGTACTTCACCAACCTCTTGTGCCTGTCGTCCGATTAACTTCTCGGCTTCTTGGTGCATCTTGATAATCTCATCTAGAGCTTTACCACGATACTTCTCAGGTAGTTCTGGAGTAACCTCTTCAGGTTCTGCTGTAGTTTGTTCTACAGCGTCTGGGGTTGTACTCTCTTCTTTAGTTGGATCAGTGTACTTCTCGTTAGCATCTACTTCGGGCAGTTCGATAAAATTTGCAGCCATGTATATTCTCCTGTCGCAATGCGATTTTAGGACATTTAAAAAATAGCTCGGTGGTCAAGAGTCCATTTACGAGCCGTGATTAGCTTTTGTTTTTCTTTCCAATGCCAGCTTCTCAGCTCTCATCTTTGCCCATCGTGCCGTAGCACTAGGGAAATCTCCACTGATTGGATCTAAACCCAACCTAGGAGAGGAAAGAATGCGAGTAGCTACCTCGCCACACTCACCACACCGAACTTCTTTTGTGTCAACATCGACGAAGGACTCGGTGATATGCGAATTCTTACATTCAAATTCAAACAGTCGTCTTGGCATTGTCTTCTTCCTGCTGAAGCTGCTCATATACTTCTTCGCTAGACTGTTTTAAGTTCTTAATCCACGTCATGATAGAGACTTCGCCCTTTCTGAAGTGGAGCTGCTCTACAGTTTCTACACCTTTGACGGTGTCTGTGGAGCTAAGCATTAAATCTATGTCTTCTAACAGATCCTGCCACCCTGGAGTAGCCATCATGCTGAATCTGTTTTCGTAATAATTCTGTAATTCTCTGTTCATACTCTTTTTCCTTGACAAGGAGAGTTTATTGTGGTATTATGTACTTATATTATACCATATTTATTGTAAATTGTCAAGCCCTTTTTGCATTTTTCCCATACTTTGGATCTCAGCAATACGCTCATTGGACTTAATATCCTCTACTTTAATAAGGCGATCAGCAATTTTCATGCGTTTATCAAACTCATCTGCCATAGGATCAGCAGTGTTCTTAGAAGCTGCAGCGATTACCTTAGCCTGAGCCTCAACAGGTACAGCCTGAGCTTGTGCTCCAGCTTTCTGAGCCTCTGCAAGGGCTTTAGCAGCCTCTGCTTGAGTCTTCTGTAAGGTAGCCTCAGCCGTAGCCATAGCAATCTGTTGCATCTGTTGCTGCATTGGGTCAGGTTGACTCATTTGCTGGAGCGTAGAAATGATTTCTTCACGGTTTGCAATGCTAGAACCTTGGATTACACCTTGTAAAAGTACTGGAATTATAGGAGATTGACCTCCTAAGGTGGACATTAAACCCATCATTTGTTGTTGTTCGTACTCACGAGCTACCATTCCTAGGGTAGATACAGGCAAGAACACAAAGTCCTTAACAGGGTAACGCTCTGGATCAAACTGCATGAATCTGTAGGCAGATTTGGTGATGAATGGGATTAAGAAGTCCTCTTGGAAGTTAATCAAGGTACGCTTGTTCTTCTTCATCAAGCCTGAGAGAGCCATCGAAAGACCAGCACCTGAAGCTTCCCCAGCAGCTACTTGGCTAGGCATAGCAGCAGCATCCATTGTTCCTGTAGCTTGGAGGAGCATTGATTGGAAAGTCTGAGCAGTACCCATGTTTAGAGGATCTGTGTTGCCAAACTTGAATGGCATCATGATCTCGTTAGGATTACCGTTGACTAAGAGATTTTTTCCTGGACGTACATCATACTTAGCACCACGAGGCAGACGTGTAGCATCCATCGCCATCATCGGAGCAGTGGTCAAAGCAAGACTATCTAGGTGAGCTCTGATCTGTGCGTCGATAGCTTTCTGCATATTGTAGCCCTTCTCAGCAGTGCCACGACCCCAGAAACGACCAGGCATCGAGTCAGCTTGATAGGAGACAATAGGACGATCCTTCATCATATAAGGATTCTCTTCAGCTTTTAAGAGCCACTGATCATCAGCAATCACTACAAGAGCTTCTACCATATCTTGGTAATCTTCAGCCATCGAGCCTTCAGGGAAGAGTTCAACTACTTCTTCTCCGTCTTGCTTCTTTAATTCTTCTAAGTAGTTCTTAGGAACAAGACCATAGTAACGAATAACTCTTACCTTGTCGTCCTGCTTAGGAGACATCTCTTGGACAGGCTCTAAGTCCATGTCGTTGTAGCTAGGAGTGATTCCTACTTTACGATACGTACCATCGACCATACCTTGGACAATCTTGAAGTAGGGCATGTATTCTTCGATAGCAACACCTAAGGCAGATTCTACGTCACGAGCATTAGGATCAACTAGGAAGTTACGAGGATTGATAGGGTTTAGACCTACCATGAACTTCTTCTGCTCTTTTACACCAATCGCTGCCATAGCACTGCCAGGGATAGGCTGGGTAGCAGGAGACATTACAGTTTTTTCTTCTACTACAATCTCTCCGATACCTGTACCATATAATTCTCCTAAGAGAATCACATCATCAATTGCTTTCTTAATCCTAGAGAACTTAAAGTCCTCATGCATCTGTTGACGTACTAAGGCAATATCTTGTTGGTCAGGATCAAGGCGATCATCAACAATGTCAAAGAACTCACCACGACCAAACACAGCTTCAGATATCTCAGCTTGCTTACCTTCGATAGCTTGCTGGAGGGCGGGAGTAATAAGACGAGATCTCTCGGACTCACGAGTCTTGTCAGCCCCGTCCCAGATTCCTCTCCAAAGTCTTTCATACTCTTCCCATTTGTCTAGATAGTTTACATCTCTGTGATCTCTCCAACGATTGCAGTGATCAACAATAAATGAAACTAACTCACGATCAGCTTCAGTAACTGTATCTTCTTTGAACTCAGCCATTCTTAGTCTTCCTCAGTGGTGTCATCAATCGATGATTTGAATAAATCTTCAAACTCAACCTCAACAACTTTTACTACTGGCATAAAGATCTTATCGTCTTTAAGTCCTTCTTCTTTCGCAGCAGTGATAATCTTCATTAAGCAGTCACCGCTTAGGTAGTTCATCTCTTCTTTGATTACTTCCCATACTGCTGGGTTCTTACTAAGTTCATCAAAGTTTAGAGGGACATAGTCGTTTTCATATTCTTTATCGTACATATCTTTCCTTAGTAGCCAGCAATGAAATCGGTTGGTTCATAATCTTCTTCTTCGTCATTTGTAAAGTATGACGTTACAGCTAACTGATCGATGTAACTTAGGGCATCCACTAAGTCATCATGTACCTGAGCAGTAGGGAACATTAGGAGCTGGTCTACAAACTCTCTCCAGTTTTCCTCTTCATTCAGTGTTACCTTACTGTGCTCGAAGCGTCCTTGTAATGCCCAAACCACTCGTTCAGTCTTTTGTTTACCACCATGCGTTAAATCTTGTATACTAGCGTAGACGTTGTTTGCTCTCATTAAATCACTGAGATAGGGCAATACAGCGTTACGTACCGTCCCTCGCTCCATCCCAACACCTACTGGTTGAAACTCTCTGATGTTCTTTAGAATCCTAGCTGCAGCATCCTTAACATCCCAGCGTCCATGCTCAATCTTTTTTACAAACCATTCACCATCCTCTGTTACTTTTACTACAGCGATAGCTGATTCGTCTAGTTTCTTTTGTCTTGCAGAAGAGTAGTTAACATTGGTAAAACCTGCTAAGTCTATTGCAATATAATAAACACCATCGCTAGGCTCTTCTCCATACTTTATCCATTGTTCTTTGAATAAGTCTGTTCCTGCATTATCAAAGCTTGCTTCGTATTCCTGCTTAAAACTGAACGAAGATAATGTCTTCTTAGCTCCTTCAATCTCTTTAGGATCGATAAGTGGGTTATCTTTCGTAGTAAAGTGCCAGCTCTTCCACTCCTGATCCTCTTCAGAAGACCCCAGGTTATACATATCGTAGAACCAATTGCGTCCCTTCGGAGTCCCAATAAAGAGTGCTTTACCCTTTTTGTCTGATAACGCTGCACGTAAGACCTTCTCCCAAGTATCTGGTTTAATGTCAGCTACCTCGTCTAGCACGAGAAATGTTAAGCTGACTCCACGCAAGGTGTCTGGTCTATCAGCTCCTCTGACATAGATCTTAGCACCATTAATCAAAGTGATATCCATGTTATTCACATGAGAGTTTGTTATCACTTCTCTGCCAAGATCCATCAGCAAGTCCCAGATAATCTGTCTGGCTTGTCCTTGCGTAGGAGCTACGTACATAACCGCACTACCTGCTGGACATCTCAGTCCCTCCACCAAGAGGGCTACTGCTGAGAGTCTACTCTTTCCACAGCGACGACCTGCTACGATTACCTTAAACCTAGTGTCGTCACTAAATACTTTCTTTTGCCAAGGCAGGAGCTCGAAGTTAAGGTTCAATTTGTTGAATCCTCTTCATTTGAATTTCCTTCGAACATGTCGATTATCTCAACATCTTCTACAGCTTCCACCTTAGTCTCACCCAAGCCAGTAATGTTAATGGTTACAGCATTCCGCTGACCCTTAGCATCCTTTTCAAAGAGTGAGACAGGTAGAAGTCTGTCCATGCACATCTTTAGACATGCTACCTGATCTTTATCTTCATCGTCCAAGGCTTTTCTTAAGACAGTGTCTATAACCTTAGTTCCAGTAGTACTCAGGAGTCTAGCTTTGAATTCAGCGATCCTTCCTGTGTCACCCTGGGGACGACCTACCTTGCCTCTTTTACGCTTCGCTTCTACGACAGCCTTAGGTGGACGACCCCTACGAGGTATAGACACAACAACCTGATTGTCTTCTTTTTCTTCTAAGTCCACTCTAAGCCTTTTCCTACGTAAGTAGAGACTAACATTTAAAAATTACTACTCTTCTAAGTTTACTTCTAAGTTAACTAAGTAGTTTTTATATTGTTTGTTTTTTATATTGTTATTACTTAGGAGCTAACATAGCGTTTTTTCTCCTTAGTACAACTATTATACCATACTTATGAGAATTTGTCAAGTAATATTTTACTATGATGTTGACTACGTAGCACATTATGTACAATACCTGTCTATTTTGTGTACTATAGCTAACACTTCTATGCGGGTCTACCCAGTAAACTAGCACGTATTCCGCAAGTGTAGCTAACTAGCCTTTATTATTCACTATCGTAGCTCATCTTCTGTTATCTTCTACGATTACTAACTCATTGATTTATATAGTATTCCTTATCTGTTGTCTTCTGTCGTTAACTTCAGCTAATATGCCTAATTATTAAGCACTTCTTAATTCTACTTTTTAGGTGTTTCAGAGGGTTCTGATTATAAATATAACACACCAACCCCCCTCCCCCATGCTCAAAAGTTAAACTCAATAGATCTAGTAAGCTTTCTGTATAGTTTAGCGAGTGTGAGAGTAGAGATGCCATACTCTAGAGACAATTATTAGTAATCTAGCTAGATTCTAGAAAGACATCCTACTTAGGGAAAGTACCTATAAAATAATTGTTGACATTCTGAGAATTGATCCGTTATAGTAGAGACATGATCAACAAAGGAGCAAACAACATGAGCCAATCAGATAAACTAATAAGCCTATTCAATACAGGGTTATTGCTATCAAGCTTTACATTCTTATTAATCTATGTATCATTCTATCTATAAATGGAGGGTTTAAAAATGATCAAACTAAGCAAAACAAGTAAACTAGATGGAATTTTATCTTGGTCTCTTCAAGCTTTAGAGACATGTCCCGCAAGTAAGAATAAGGATGGGTCTCTAGTACCCGCTTGCCAAGGTTGCTACGCTACCACAGGTAATTACAGGTTTTCCAATGTAAGAAAGCCTAGAGAATTTAATAAGGAGGATTGGAAAAGGGACGATTGGGTTAGTGACATGGTAAAAGCTTTAGACTCTAGCAGGTATTTTAGATGGTTTGATAGTGGCGATATGTATGATCTAAGCTTAGCCAATAAAATCTTAGCAGTAATGAAAGCTACTCCATGGTGTAAGCATTGGCTACCTACTCGCATGCATAAGTTTATTAAATTTCAGCATACCATTGACGCTATGATGTCTCTAGATAACGTAGTGGTACGATTCTCTAGCGATAGTGTTACAGGTGAGATCGTCAACGGACAAACTACTAGCACAATTTTTAGCGATACAGTACCCAAAGGGGCTCTAGAGTGCAAAGCTTATGAGCATGAAGGTAAATGCTCAGGATGTCGGGCTTGCTATGATAAGGACGTGAAAGTAATAGCGTATAAAGCTCATGGAGTTAAGATGGCTAAAGTAATTAAAATTATTGCAACTAAATAGGAGGGATTACTTGTGGAATATGTGAATAAAATAGCCCATGTAAAAGGTGAGGATCGTAATTGTTGTGCCTTGAATGCTACTGCTTTGACCATGGATATACCCTATTATGATGTCTATAAGGTCTATAAGGCATTCGGGAGGGTACATGGTAGGGGATGCTCTACCCTTATGATGTCGTGCTCTATCAATTGGCTAATGAATGCCGAGAAGGATTACAATATAGAGAATGAGGAGGATGTCATTAAAGTAAGGGGCAATTGGAGGATGCCTACTTATCTCAATATGACATTAGAAAAGTTTGCTAAATTATTCCCTAAAGGTAGATATATTGTGGTAAAATCTAATCATGCTCTAGCGTTAATTGATGGGGTATGGTACGATAACCATGAGCCAAACCCAAGGGCACGAGTAAAACATTTTTATAGGATAGCTTAACATGAATATAGACGATAACGAATTGAATGAGATTAAAGCATACGTTAGAGGTTTGATTGAGGGAATTAAAGACACTCATAAACCCGAAGAGGTAGACATTATCTTAGAAGACTATTGGAATGCTTGGGATGGTACAATAGATATTAATATCTGGATTGATGAGACAGATCCTAAGCGATACTTATGTACGCTATATCGTATAAGCGAATCAGGGTATACTGATATGGAGACATACCAACGATTAGATTACTTGAGAGGATAATATGTTTACATATGAAGAAAGAGTTTACTTGTGGCAGGGAGTGCTGTATAATCAGGAGGATACTAAGAAAGGATTAGATAACCCTTACTTGGAGGAAGACGTAAGAAAAGGATTGGAGAAGAAGCTTGCTGTATTAAATAATTTAGAGGATGTATTAATTTTTAACGGAGGAAGAAATGAGAATTAAAGACCCTGTATTAGTATCTAAACAAGTCACTTCTATTTATGAGGTTGATGTCGAGGGAAAGAAGATCGAAGTATCTTATTGGTACAACATGGACGATGAGGGCAAGGGAGGATGGGACTGGGATTTATCACCTTGCTATGAGGGATTGACCGAAGAAGAAATCCAAGAACTTGATGATGAGTTTGAAGAAGTTATTTCTAATTTATAGGAGAATGAAATGCCAATATATAGCGGAGTAATGATTAGAAAACAGTATTTTGAAATTGAAGTTGAGGCTGATAACGAAGATCAGGCAAGAGATTTAATCATGGATGCAGAGATTAAAAACGATTCTTATGAAACTGATTGGGAATTTTTCGAAGGAAGCGTTACAGAAGTTGTGACTGACATTGAAAAAACTTAACTGGAGATTAAAATGACTGAATGCTCGACGTGTAGTTGTGAGTTTAGTTTAGAAGATGAGGGAGGTATTGCTGGGAATTTTGGTATACTACCAGTAGCTTTTTGCCCTACTTGTTTGTCTTCTGTCTTCGATATGGTAGAGCAATTAAAAGGGTATGATGATGGGGAAGCTTAAACAATTATTAATTGAGGAGGAGTATATGAATAGATACGATAGCGGATACTATAACGATAAGTATTACGAGCCAGAGGATGAGGACTTCGATGAGGAAGTAATTGAGGAGAGAATCCATAACATGGTAGAAGACCCTGAGGGACAATTCTATTGGAAGGATGATGCACAATGGTATGAAGGATTATCTGAGACAGGCTATATAGGTACTGAATTCGAGGAGATTCCATTTAATCTAGCACCTCAGGAAGTAAAGGATAAAGTCCTAAACTATTGGAGGGATGTTGCTAGAGGCTATGCCGATGGAGATTGATTACAAAGATATTATTATATTGATTTGGGTATGCTTAACTTACTACGTTGGAAGGGACTTATGATAGATAACGAAGACAAGTACATTAAATATATTTTATGGTTTGCACTTGCTTACTTTGGTGGTCATGTGTTATACTATATCGGATTAGAATTATCTTGTTACTTATACGGAGTACTACAATGAGAAAGCTATATAAGATTTTAGACTATGATGGTTCAGTTGTTAGAATATTTGGTTATAAAGAGGAGGCTGAGAGATTCCTAAGACTAGATAAAAGCTTTAAGATTCAAGTACTTATGATGGAGAAGAAGAAAACAGTTGACAATAAATTTAATTGGGCTTATAAAATTTTAGGAGATGCACTAATATGAGATGCTATTGCTGTAATAAAATGTTGTCTGATTTTGAAGCCACTCGTAAGAGTGTACATACAAACGAATACTTAGACATGTGTAATAAATGTTACGCTACTATAAGTGATGACTTACTAACATACGAAAGAACAGACTTGTATGATGAAGACGAAGACTACGAAGAGGAAGATTTAGACCACAATGAGTACGATTCTTTTAGTCGGATGGATAATAGGGTTGACAACGATTACTAAGCATGCTATACTATATACTTAATAGTATTTATATAGTAAGTATTTTATATAGTATGTACTTAGGAGTTAAACTTAGAAGATAAACTTAGGAGTAAACTATGGAAGATAACTACGAAGAAGAAATGCATTACCACTTTGCAATACAAAACATGATTGATTGTGCAGGTCGCTATGGTATCGATGTAGTCTTACAAGATATCGTTGATGCCTGGAACTTTAAACTAAAGCAACACGATACTACTGCGGAGTTCAGCTATGAATAAACTAGTCGATGAAGCACCTTATCATCCAGGATATGAGGATGCAGTGGTAACTCCTGCTACTAAATACATTGGAATGAATCCTTCTAAGATGATATGGAAAACTAAACC